CGTGAAGCAGTAAAAGACGTAATGGCAAAAGCTACTGATAAAACGAAAGCTAAAGGCGAATTCAAAGCCTTCTTAGATAGCATCGGCGCTGAAAAGGTAACATCTGCTACCGATGAACAACGTATTCAAATTATGGAATGGGTGAATAGTCGTGGCTAAGAAACACGCATTACTCGGTGCATCAAGTAGCGCCAGGTGGCTAGTATGTACTCCTTCAGCAAGACTCGAAGCGATGTTCCCTGATGAACAATCTCCGTATGCTGCGGAAGGTACTGTAGCGCATGACCTGGCGGAAGCAATTCTCCGGCATAAGCTGGAGGGTAAAAAAGCTCCTAAGCTAGACGACTACTCCGCTGAAATGATAGAAGCGGTTAATCGATATGTCGATATTTGCGAAGAAAAGGTAAACGAAGCTCGTGCTCGTTCCGCTGATGCGGAAGCCATGATTGAAGCACGGCTCGACTTCTCTAGATGGGTACCTGAAGGCTTCGGTACCGGCGATATGGTAATCGTAGCCGATGGCATCCTGGAAGTGATTGACCTGAAGTACGGTAAAGGCGTTCCTGTTAGTGCAGTTGAAAACACACAAATGCGGCTCTATGCATTAGGTGCCTACGATGTAAACGAGTACTTATATGATATTAAAACAGTTCGTATGACGATCGTTCAACCGAGACTAGATAGCGTATCTACGGATGAAATGTCTGTAGAAGAGCTACTCGATTGGGGCGAAGATATCAAACCAATCGCACAACGTGCTTGGGATGGTATCGGCGAATGTACACCTTGCGATTACTGTAACTTCTGTAAAGCACGGCACACCTGCCGAGCATTAGCAGATACTTGCCTTGATACTTTCTACAAAAATGGCGGTAAGCTCAATCAATTACTCACTGACCGTGAAGTGTCTGACATCCTGGGGATGAAAGATTTAATCACGAAGTGGATTAAAGGTGTTTACGATTTTGCGTACGAGAAAGCCTTATCGGGTGAGAAACAGTGGCCTGGATATAAATTAGTAGAAGGTACATCACGACGTACTATCACGGATCCAGACGCTGCTGCTAAAACATTGCTCGACAATGGCTACAAGGAAGAAGACATATTCAAGCCCCGAGAACTCGAAGGTATCACTAATCTACAAAAGGTTCTTGGTAAAAAGGGCGTTGCCGAATACCTAGAATCATATATCGACAAGCCTGAAGGCAAGCCTACGTTAGTCCCTGAGTCGGATAAACGCCCGGCAATTAATACTGTAGAATCTATGGCTAATGAATTTACAGACGAGGTGTAACATGCGCGTCGTGACTGTAAAAGCAATTGCAAAAGAGCTCCATGAACGGGGGCATTACCTCGACGAGCTTTACCAAATTACTATTGCCTACGCCACTAGCTTACACGTTCGCTATTGCGCAGTAGATGCTAAGTGTGAGGCGATAGAGGACTATTATAAAACTGAATTAGACCTTTCGAAATATTCTTGGGAAGAAGACGACAAATGGATTCAACTGGACGAAGAAAGGTCCGATATCGAAGATGAATTAGAAGAATTATTTAATACAGTAACAGGGTTCGAATATGATTGTAACCCATTTAAGAATTAAGGAGACAGTAACATGGCTAAATTAACAACTGGAGTAGTAAGACTTTCTTATGCAAACATTGCACAACCTCGTAAAAATGATGATGGCAAAGCAAAATACAGCTCTCAAATCATTATCGATAAAACAGATAAGAAGACAATCCGTGCTTTCGAAAAAGCAATCGAAGAACTTAAGGCTGATCCAAAAGCAGTAGCTAAGGTAGAAGGTAAAGCAGCTTACCTTAAATTGAATTTACGTGATGGTGATACAGATGAAGCAGTAGCAGACCAACCTGAAACATACGCTGGTAAATTCTTCATCAATGCGAATAGCGATAAACAACCTATCGTTTTTACGCGTGACAAAATCAAGATGGACCAGTTCGACATCGAAGAAGAAATTTACTCCGGTGTATACGCGCAGGTAGCGCTTTCTGTGTTCGCTTACAACTTCAACGGTAAGAAAGGCGTAGGCTTTGGTCTAAATGGTGTTCGTAAAGTTAAAGATGGTGACCGCCTCGGTGGTGTTCATGTATCTGCTAATGACTTCGGCGATGACGATTTAGGCGATATGGACGATGACGAATTTATCTAAGGAGGCAATTATGGAGCTCAGTATTGATGTGGAAACGTATTCTGACTGCCCTATTAAATATGGGGCCCAGCGATACGTTGATGATACAACATTTGAAATACTGCTCTTTGCCTACAGCTTCGATGACGAACCGGTCGAAGTAATTGATATGACAAAGGATCCACTACCTGAAAGGGTAGTGGATGCCTTATATAACAAGGAAATTACAAAGACCGCATTTAACGCAGCATTCGAAATGCTGTGCCTTAAAAAATATTTCCCTGATGCGGATTACACGAACTGGGAATGTACGTCGGTACTTGCTTTGTACTGTAGCTTACCGGCTAGCCTCGACAATGTGTCTAAGGCTTTGAAACTAGGCGAAGCCAAGGACTCAAGAGGTAAACGGTTAATCCAATTTTTCTCTGTACCACGTAAGCCAACTAAGACGAATCCTAAGACACGAAATATGCCAGAGGATGCGCCTGAAAAATGGGCGGAATACATTGAGTATAACCGCCAAGACGTAGTGGTTGAAAAGGCAATTCGTAAACGTTTACTTTCGCTGAAACCACCGGCTATCGAGCACGAGTACTGGTTACTCGACCAAGATATCAACTGGCGAGGCGTGAAAGTAGATATGGAACTCGTCGATGCAGCGCTTGCTTGTAACGACGAAATCGTGGGAGAGGCTACCGAGTCATCCAAGATATTAACAGGATTAGAGAATCCTAACAGTACTATGCAACTTAAAGAGTGGCTAACAGCAAGACTAGGATATGATCTAGAAACAATGAGAAAAGACGATGTATCAAACCTCTTGACGCAGGATATCCCCTCTGATGTGCGCAAGGTACTGCAAAATAGACAGGTACTCGGTAACTCCTCCATCAAAAAATACTTGGCCATGAAAAACGCTGTATGTTCAGATGGTCGCATCCACGGCATGCTTCAGTTTTATGGAGCTATGCGAAGTGGACGATGGGCAGGCCGTGTAGTACAACTACAAAACCTACCTCGTAACTACCTAGAAGACTTAGACACAGCTCGGGAAGTACTTAAAAGTAGAGACGTAGAAATGCTAGACCTACTATATGGAAACCCTGGTGATGTGATTAAGCAACTTATCCGTACTGCTCTTGTAGCAGAGGATGGGCACCGATTTATTGTAGCTGACTTTAGTGCTATTGAAGCCCGTGTTATCGCCTGGCTTGCTCACGAGCAGTGGCGCCAAGATGTATTCGCTCAAGGCGGAGATATCTATTGCGCTTCCGCATCAAGCATGTTCCACGTACCGGTTGAGAAGCACGGTGTTAATGGGCACCTACGACAAAAAGGCAAGGTAGCTGAATTAGCACTCGGCTATGGCGGCGGTGTAGGAGCTATGAAAGCGATGGACACAAAAGGTGAGATCCCAGAAAGCGAACTCCCTGGAATCATCGAAGCGTGGCGACAAGCTAGCCCACGAATTACGAGATTTTGGAAAGATGCAGACAGCGCAGCAAAGCAAGTCGTGAGAACAGGAGAACCAGTACGAATTAGACAAGGCAATATTAAATTCTTTAAATCGAAAGGCTTCCTGTTTATTGAATTACCATCCGGTCGAAGACTTGCCTACGCAAGACCTAGACTCGGGCTTAACCGATTCGGTAGTGAATCGATTGAGTATGACGGTATGGATCAGGTTAAGAATACATGGGGCAGAGTTGAGACCTACGGTGGAAAGCTCGTCGAAAACATTGTACAAGCCGTGGCAAGAGATTGCTTAGCAGCATCAATGCTCAGACTGGCCAAAGCTGGTTACAAGATTGTTGCCCATATCCACGACGAAGTGGTTATCGAAGCGCCTATAGGCGAAGGCAGTTTAGAAGAAGTTATAGATATTATGTGTGAACCTGAACCCTGGAATGAAGGGCTCATATTAAACGCAGCAGGGTTTGAGAACCCTTACTACATGAAGGATTAGGAGGACAATTCTTATGAAACTCTCAAAACAACAAATTCAACAACAACGTGAAGCAATCGACGCTTTATATGAACTAGTAAAAGACGCTCCTGCAAGCGAACGTAAAGATTCGGCTATGGCATACTGCGAGGGTTGTATTGCTGCTTGTGATTTAGGTCTTAAAGTACTCAATGGTAAAAAGACCGAAGCACCTAAGACTGAAGAGCCTGTAGTTGAGGCTACTCCGGCGGTAGAAGCTACGGCCACTACTGAAGAGAAACCTAAACGTAAACGTACTACCAAAAAGAAAGAAGAACCTGTAGTGGAAGCTCCAGCAGTTGAGGAAACTCCTGAAGAAGATGATTTAGACGATTTGTTATAAGAGAAAGGATAGCGCCTTATGAAGGTCTTATTCAATCTACAAGTACAACAGCTGTACGACCTAGTGCGGCGCAAACAAGTATCACCTTTTAACCCTGCGAGCCATTACCATGTGGCTTGCGGACACTCCTTTGCTAACCTTTGGCCTATGGAGTCTAACGGATTTGGAATAGTGCCTTGCAGGGAATCAGATGAGTTCTATTGCCCAAAATGCGGCGAGTTGATCCACGCTAAAGGGTTTACTGCGGAAGTTGGATATAGCGCCACCGTTCCTTTATCCCTGGACCTATCAATTATAGATAGGGGCGATAAACTGGACGTGCAATTTGAATACGATACGGTGTATGCCGACGGCGATACAGGGATGATATACAAAGGTTATAAATCTCATGTCATCGATGTGGTACGGTTCGACTTCAAACAAAGAAAAACCTTTATCATACTTAAGAAACGCTCACGCAGTGATGTCGTCGAAGAATCGACGGTTTCCCCTACACGTTTAAGCAATAGCCCTTCATCATTAGTTTGGTTCGTAGCCACACCTGACTGCAGGTTACATAATCACCAAGAAGAGCTGAAACGTTTCGCCAAGGTGTTAAAAGAAGTGTTCTTAGAGAAGCTTTCAAAGGCAGTAGGGTATAAAGTTAAATCTATTAGACAAGGCGTACAGGTATCTAACAAGTACGGAGCTCTAGATAACTTACTTCATAACTTAGTATGGAAATTACAAGCTCCGGATGCACCGGCTATCAATGATAGTCTTAAACGAGACTATGATGACTTCTATAATCGGAAATTCCCTAACGAGACACTTGGTATGGGTAACGTATTAGAGTTAACGATAAAAGGTGATTCCTTTGTAAAGGCCTTAATCAAGGCTCATAACTTACCGGATGCTAGATGGGTTCGACGGTTACTACACGATAGACCTTTCTTCTACACGAAGATCATCAAAGTTATGTCTACGTTATTTAAGAACAAGGACTATCAAAAGGCTATGGTCGATGTTATCAAAGATAACTCTGATAATACAAGTTATATTCAGTCTTGGCCTTTATGGCGTGATGACCGCGACTTATCTGTAATTCGTAAGTTTGTTAACACCCTTAGTCATCAATACGGCGAGCGCCAGGCGTTCTTATTCATTAGAAATGCGCCTTCCTATCACGATATCAGAGATACAGCTAGTATGTATTTTGAGTTATCGAGAAGTCGCCGTAAAGAGGTATGGGGCAGTCGCATCCAGGTGCGAAGCCTACATGACACCATCACGAGAATGCAAAAGTTTGACAAGGTAGAAGACGAAATCGTACAGCAGCGTAAAGCACATCATGTGCTAGCCGATATGGTTAATGGTTACCGCTTTATGGCGATAGGTTCTACTCACGGCATCATTGATATGGGTATTCAGCTTAATAACTGTGTTAGCTCCTATATCAAAAAAGTAAAAGCTGAAACGTGTGCTATCGTAGGTGTCTATAAATGTAACGAGCCTGTAGCGTGTATCGAGGTTAACCCCGTTAATGATGCGGACGACTTCGTAGAGATACACCAGGCTAAACTTAAAAACAATCGTGGCGTATATGAAGACCACGATATTAACGGAGCTGTAACGCAGTGGGTAACTTCTCACGGCTTACGTGTTCCTAGATATGTAGGGGACATCCACTTTGCGAAGGGCGGAGCGATGTAATATGGATACAAATATCATCATAGCTACGGGCAGAAGTCGCTCCGCCCGTAGCTGGAAGTCTCAGAAA